ATGTGCATGTTCTCCTCGCCGCCGAAAGCCGAGCCGCCGCAGGCGCCACCCGAATACGCCCAGCAGAAGACACCCGATTATGCCGCGGCCCAATCCACGGCCGCGCGCCGCGCCTCCGACAAGGTGAAGGGCGCGCCTTCCACCATCCTGACCTCTCCATCCGGCGCACCGCCGCTTGCCGATACGCAATCGCCGGTGCTGTCGGGCAATGTGCTCAAGAAGACGCTGCTCGGGCAGTAACGCGGAGATATCGATGGAAAATCCCCGCCGCGCCAATGAGACGCAGATCGCCTATCACCGCCGCAGGCTCGAGGAGCTGAAACAGGTGCGCCAGCCATGGGAAAGCGAATGGCGTACGCTTGCCGATTATATCGAGCCGACGCGCCTTCGCCTCCACGCCGAAAAGGAAGGACCGCGCTCGCGCGACAGGATCATCGACAGCACCGGCACCCACGCCTACGAGACGCTGAAATCGGGCATGCATTCGGGCCTCACCTCGCCCGCCCGCCCCTGGTTCCGGCTGACGACCTTCGATCCCGATCTGAAGAAGCAGGATTCGGTAAAGGTCTATCTCGCCGCCGTGCAGGACAAGATGCGCGAAGTGTTTGCCGCATCGAACCTCTACCGCGCCTTCCATATCGGCTATGGCGATCTCGGTCAGTTCGGCCAGTCGGTGGCGATCCTCGTCGAGGATCAGGAGACCGTCATCCGCGTGCAGCAGCTGGTGCACGGCCGCTTCTGGATCGCCCGCGATCACAAGGGAAAGGCGACCACGCTCTACCGCGCCTTCCGCTGGTCCGTGCAGCGCATCGTCGAGCGCTTCGGCTACGACAATGTGCCGGAACGGCTGCGCAGCCTTTATGACTCGTCGAGATATGGCGAGTGCTTCGATGTCTACCACGCGATCGAACCGCGCTACGACCGCGACCCCGACAGGATCGACAAGCGCAACAAGGCCTTCCTCTCCAATTACTGGATCGACGAGCTCGGCGGCGATCTCCTGGAAGAAAGCGGCTTCGATTCCAACCCGATCATCGCGCCCGCCTGGGAGCTGTCCGAGGACGATCACTATGCACTCTCGCCCGGCCAGAAGGCGCTCGGCGATATCAGGATGCTGCAGCTCGAACAGACGCGAAAGCTCGAAGGCATCGACAAGAAGGTGCGCCCGCCGATGAACGCGCCGACCTCGATGCTGAACAGCCCTGCTTCGCTGCTGCCCGGTGCCGTCAACTATGTCGACGATCCCACAGGCAAGGGCTTTCGCCCGGCCATGGAGGTCAATCTCAGCCTCGCGGAGCTGCGCGAAGATATTCAGGAAGTGCAGAACCGCATCGAGAAGACCTTCTTTGCCGATCTCTTCTTCGCCATCACCAATATGGAAGGCGTGCAGCCGCGCAATCAGTTCGAACTGACCCAGCGCAAGGAAGAACAGCTGCTGCAGCTCGGCCCCGTGCTCGAAAACGTCTTCGGCGACCAGCTGGGGCCGACCATCGACCGCACTTTCGATATTCTGGCGGCCCGCGACGAGCTGCCCCCGCCCCCGCCGGAATTGCAGGGCACGGAGCTGAAGGTGGAATATATTTCCACGCTGGCGCAGGCGCAGCAGGCGGTGGCGACGGGCGCCATCGAACGCGGTGTCGCCTTCATGGGGCAGGTCTCGGCGGTCAAGCCGGAGGCGCTGGACAAGCTCGATGTGGACGAAGCCATCGACCTCTATTTCGACGCGATCGGCGCGCCGCCGTCGATGATCCTTGCCGATGACAAGGTGGAGGATATCCGAGCCCAGCGCGCCCAGCAGATGCAGGCGGCACAGACGGCGCAAATGGCCGCGCAGGTGGCCCCTGCCCTCAACCAGGGCGCCAAGGCGGCACAGGTGCTGGCCGATGCAAATGACAACCCGAACGGCGCGGCCCTTCTGCGCCAGCTGGGGCTCGGCTGATGGCGCATTTTACGCATCAACCTTTTACGCCCGATAGCTTGGCGCGAGACGAAATGTCAGCGGCGTTTCGCGAGGTCTTCGCGACCGCCTCCGGCAAGCGCGTGCTGTTCTGGATGTTGGAACAATGTGCCGTCTACCAGGAGGCCTATGCGGGAGAACTCGGCAACGCGACGCATTACACCCTCGGAAAGCAGGGCGTCGGCCGACGGCTGATCGCCGAGCTCGATCGGATCGACCCGACGCTCTATCCGCGCCTGCTGCTCGCGATCGCGGATCTGAAAGCCACAGACAAGGCAGCGGCGGCAAGCCGCGCAAAAGATGAGGAAGGCGAAGACCATGACATCGATGCTTAGCAGGATCGGGCAGCCCGCCCTTGCGATGGGCGCTGAAGGGCCAGGCAGGGGTGGCGGTGATACCGGCGAAAGCGCTTCGCCGGAGAGCATTCTCTTTCCCGACGAAGCAGGATCACCGGATGGTGACACGCATGGAAACGGCGCTGCGGACGCCGGCAAGGCCGACGACACCGCAAACGATGATGCTGGGAACAACGGCTCTGGGAACGACGATCCTGATGACCGCGTGCCCGACGACGGCCGCTACGCCCTCACCATGCCCGAAGGCGTCGAGCTCGATCAGGAATTGATCAATGCGCTCGGTCCTGACTTCCACAATCTCGGCCTCACCAACCGTCAGGCTCAGCAGCTGGCCGACCGCTTCATCGAGATCCAGGGCCGCCGCGGCAAGGCGGCTTCCGAAGCCTGGGCCGGCCGCGTGCAGGGCTGGGCCGACGAGGCGCGCAGGGACCGCGAGATCGGCGGGGCGAAATGGGCAGGCACCGTGGGCTCGGCCCAGCGCGCGCTCTCCCGCTTGGGCACGCCTGAACTGCGCGAGTACCTGAATAGCAGCGGCGGCGGCAACCACCCCGAGATGATCAGAATTTTCGCAAAGGTCGGATCGATGATCCAGGAGGACAACCCACCGAATGGCGGCGCGGGCGGAAACGGCAGGAAAGCCGAAACCGCGCACCTGATGTTTCCCAAAGACGCACCGAAGGGCTGATAAAACATGGCCACCATTGGCAGCTACTACCCCAACCTCGTTGACGCATACAAAGGCTCTGCCGAAGGCGCCGTCATCGAGCTTCTCTCCCAGCAGAACCCGATCCTCGACGACGCGATGGCCGTCGAATGCAACATGGATGCCGTGCACTGCCATATGGTCCGCACCGGCCTGCCCTCGGTCTCCTGGGGCCGGCTCTACCAGGGCATCAAGCAGTCGAAGGCCACCATGCAGCAGGTGGACGACACGACCGGCTTCGTGCATGCCCGCTCCGAAATCGACATGCGCCTGCTCGATCTGGCACCCGACAAAGCCAAGGCCCGCCTCGTCGACACCATGCCCTTCATCGAGTCGCTGAGCCAGGAAATGGCGTCCGGCCTCTTCTACCACGATACGGCAACGACGCCGGAGAAGTTCAAGGGCCTGTCCGCCCGCTACTCCGCCTATAATCCGAACCTGCCGAACCCGGCGCAGCCGAACATCGCCAACCAGGTGGTCAACGGCGGCGGCACGGGAGCCGACAATACCTCGATCTGGTTCGTCACCTGGGGCGACCACGCCACCCACCTTCTCTACCCCAAGGGTACGAAAGCGGGCGTGAAGATCGACGACAAGGGCGAGCAGCGCGTGCTCGATGCCAACGGCGACCCCTACTATGCCAAGGAAACGCTCTATACCTGGCATATCGGCGCGGCCGTCAAGGACTGGCGCTACAATGCCCGCGTCGCCAATATCGATGTGTCGGACATGATGGCGGGCACCGTCGATCTCTGGTCGCTCTTGCGCAAGGGCTACTATCGCCTGCAGTCGCGCCGCCTGAACGCCAAGGCGAGCCGCATCGCCATCTACATGAACAAGGATGTTCTCGAAGTGCTCGACGTGCAGTCGTCTGACCGCGCGCTGACCTCCGACCGGCAGAACACCGTGCACCTGACCACGCAGTTCGTCGAAGGCCAGGAGGTGAAGTTCTATCGCGGCATCCCGATCCGCGAGACGGACGCCATCCTCAACACCGAAGCCGCCGTTCCGGCGCTCGTCTGATCGTCTCCCCCCAGTCCCGCCGCCGAAAGCGGCGGGCGACCCTCCCTTGAATAAGCCCGCCGCCTTGAGCGGCGAGCCTTCCCCAATCTAACGAAAGGCACTCTCATGATTTTCGACCGGCAGACGCTGCTTTCGGACGCGCAGGCTATCACCGCAACCGGCCCCAGCACCAATGTCATCCATCTCGGTCCGATCAAGGCCGGCCTCACCCGCGATATCGGCAAGGGCGAACCGATCCCCTTCCTCATGCAGGTGGTGGAAAGCTTCAACAACCTCACCTCGCTCGCTGTGACCATCCAGACCGACGACAACGAGGCCTTCCCCTCGCCGAAGGCGGTCATCACCACCACGCTCAATCTCGCCGATCTCAAGGCCGGCAAGATCATCCCGCCGAGCCATATTCCGCGCGGCACGGACGAGCTCTACCTGCGCCTGCTCTACACGGTGACGGGTACTGCCCCGACCACGGGCAGGATCACCGCCGGCGTCACGTCAGGGGTTCCCTCGAATGGTTGATGTCGTGGCAACCGCATCCGGCTATTTCGGCGGCGCCAGACGCGATCCCGGCGAGCACTTCAGCCTGCCGGACGCGCTCTGGAAGGACGAGAAGCGCCGCCCGACATGGGTGCGGCTGGCAAGGCAGGGCGACAAGGCGACCGGCAAGGGCGAAGCGGACCCGGCAGACAAAAGACCTGCCGCAAAGCCCGCAAAGCTCCCCACGTATTCCGAGCCTGCCATGCCCTCCGAGACGAAAGGCAACGGCGTGCAGGAAGCGCTCGGCGGCCCCGCCCCGGACTGGCTGCCGCCGGAACTGCAGAACCCCTCCCATCCTGGCGACTGACACCCTGGTCACAGGCCAACTCTGGAGCGTCGTTCGTCCATTCGCGCGCACAAAAACGCTCCAGCTTTCTACTCGACGCATCAGGATTCCGAAATCGATTCCGATTTTCGAACCGATGCTGCAGCGGCTTCGGCCGCTCTTTTCCCGGTTCAGCGAGGAAGACGTGCCGATGGCGAAACTCTACAATATGCAGCCCGTCCAGGGTGTGGTGATCGTCCCCGACGGCACGCGCATGTTCAACAACCGCCCGGTCATCGGCATCCGCGATGTGGGCGACGCCACCCTCTTTGCCCATAACTGGCCTGTCCTGGGTGTCGAAATCCTCAGCAATGGCGAAACCGTCCATAACGGCCTGCCCGTGCTCGGCGCTGTCAGGATATCGGATGGGCGCAGCCTCTATGGCAACGCGCCGGTCGTTCCCGTGAAGGGCGCAGCCGTCGTCGTACCGCTGCCGGCCCTGCCGCTGCCGGCCGGCGCAAAGATCATGGGCCTTGGCCACAGCTTCATCGGCCTCGGCGCCGCGCAAACCTATACCGCCGGGCAGGCGGCGACGAGCGGCCATACCGGCTTTTATGAAAACGGCCGAACGGTCCTCTCATGGATCAAGGCAGCCGATGGCCGCTTCAACCTCGACATGTTCGCAGAACTCAGCCACCCCTTCTTCGCGCCGAGTTCCTTTGCCGCCTTCTCGGGCGCCATGGGCGGAAAATCCGGCGACTGCCTCTTCCCCGTTCCCGGGATGGAAGCGCAGTTCCCCGGCACGCTGGCCCGCACTGCCTATGCTCTCGGCCAGAAACCCGACATCGTCTATATCGACATCGGCTATAACGATATCGTCCGAGGCAGGACGCTTGCTGAGATCGTTGCGGATCTCGACACCCAGGTGCAACGCATCGTCGATGCCGGCATTTACGTGATCCTGCAGACGCTGAGCTGGACCAACACACTCGACGACCAGCCCGGCACCGACGATCCCGCCTGGCCAGGCATTCTCAACGGTATCAATACCTGGATACTGGCGCAGGCGGGGCGCAACGGTGTCGTTCTCTGCAACACCCTCGCGCTCGACGGCCCGGCCTCGGGCATCTCGTCGGCCATGTTCGTCGACGGTCTTCACCCCAAGCCCGACCTGATGGCCAAACGATCCGATATTCTCCTGCCGGTCCTTCGTGCCATGGTATCGCCGGGAGAAACACGCTCGCTCGATCCTCTCGCCGCCTACAACCTCTTTCCGCAGAAGGGCACGCCCGGCATGACCGGCACCAAGACCAACGTCACCGGCGACGTCGCCACCGGCATGCGCCTGGTTCGCGGAACCGGCACCTCGACCTATGTCGGCAGCAAGGAAGCGGTGGCGGCCGGAAACGAAAAGCAGGTCATCACCATCACGCCGGTCGATGACGCGCTGGCCGTCCACACCGTGACCTACGGCCTGCCCTCCGCTCTCAGCCTCACAAGCCTCGGGCTCATCGCCGGCGACTGGCTCGAAATCCAGATCCCGGTCGAGCTGAACGACTGGGCCGGCTGGGACTACCTCGACAGCTCCATCCGTGGCCCGGTCCAGATCGGCAACACGGTAACAGTCACCGGCGGCGGCTGGACGACGGGCAACTACATCGGCGCCCGCGGACGTTCCCTCATCTGCGGTTCGAAACTCTGGCTGCCGACGGGACTGACGATGACGAACATCCGCCTCGATAACCTGCTCATTTTGCGGCATCTGTGCAATACCGGCGGGACCGGAGTCGCCAAGATCGGGGCACCGGTCATTCGCAAGATTGGTAATCCGCGACTGGCCTGGCAACTGGCGGCCTAGCGGAGATTCTCCTGACTTAAAAGGGGAATCGTAAGATAACTGCTCTACTCGGCGAGGAGCGGCGGAATCTTCATTTCAAAGTAAAAGGACGTCCCCCGGTCAGGGAGGGACGCCCTTTTTATGTCGACTCTGAACACCTATTCCACGCTGACTCTGAACGGACAGCTCGACAGAAAGTAGCGCACGGACTGCGATATGTAATCGGACTAAAGTCCGAGGCTTCACAATCCTTTCGTGTGAGGGATCAGTGGGCGAGCTGCGCTTCGGCATCTATCAGGTCGCCAGCGACATCAACATGAGACGACAGATTTAGGGCTCCCGATCACCATCTGCCGGCGAGAACTTTCCTGCCGAAGAGCTTTGCAATGAAAGCCGCTACCGCATGCAAAGCAACTGGCATGACAGAGTGCCGGCGGACGATCGGCTGCAGACCAGCCTTCGGACGGGAAGCCGGCGGTGGACGGATCTCATCTCTCGCGGACCAACCATCGCCTTTCCGACGTCCGAGCGCCCAAGAAAAATCGTTTCCTTGAACGGTCTTGTCCTTGGAGATGGCAGGACCGGAAAGCTCGCGCCCGTCTGCAGCAATGGCCTGTATCAACTCGTCTATGTCGTAAACTTGCTCCGTTTCTTCAAATAACTGCTCAATACCCATTCCACCTGCCCCGGAAACCTCAACCGATGGGCAGCGGTATCAAGTTGAAAATTGCACGTAAATCGCGCAGAGCCGCGAGGCCGGGAGAAAGTCCAATCAAGGTGAACCGGTAAGGTTAAATACCCGCCCCTCGCCCTTTTGCGGCAGGTTGAGGCACGATTCCTCATGCTGACGGGCCTCCCACCACCTCGTCAGGGCCGAGCACGGCGGGAGGGTCCACTCCGCTCATCGCCACTGACGTGCCAATCGCCGGAGCGCTCCTGCAGGTCAATGAAGAACTACAAGCGCGGTAACGCCGGCTTCATCTGCGGCCCGGATGATCGCCGCCCTGAGCTGGTCAGGTTCGGCTTTGCCGGTCATCACGTCCAGGCAGGCCTTGACGGCAGACAGGAATTCCTCTCCGTCGTCAGACGGAAAATCCTTCATCAGCGCGTTGGCTGCTTCTCCGACCGTTCGGACAACCACACGCTTGTCCCCGTCGTCGAAGAGGAGGATGACAGGATCGAACGATGCCGAAGTGTCCCATTTCATGACGCCTGGTTCCCGATGAACTGAAATATCGGTAACCTTGCAAAAGCCATGCCGCCACACGCAGAGGTTCGGCGATCGCACGGCTCGATGACAAAAACGGCCGGCGAGAGCCGGCCGTTTCAAATGCAGTCCCTGCGTTACTCAGACCAGCAGCGAGCTGTTGATCAGGATGTCGCTGTGGTCGAAGAAGGCCTTGTTGACGCCGACGAAGGCGATGTCCTGGGCGGCATCCTTGCCGGCGCCGTCGTGATCGTAGGAGAGCACGCCTGTCGCGGCATTGTAGGTCAGGACCGCATGATCGCCGCTGACCTTCGGACCATTCTTGACGAGCACCAGAAAGGCGTCGTCATCGACGATGCCGTCATTGTTCTTGTCGAGGCCGGTGAAGACGGAGCCGAGCGAGATCTTGTCGTCGGCATCGAAGTCCCAGATCGAATCCTTGTTGGCAGCACCCATTTCGTTGAAATGGAACGTATCGGCGCCGCCCTTGCCATAGAGGCTGTCATTGCCGGCGCCGCCGGCGATGATGTTGGCCGCAGCATTGCCGGTGATCATGTTGGCAAGGCCGTTGCCGATGCCCTTGATCGCGCTGCCGGAGAGGCGGAGATTTTCAACGAAGGCATTGTCGTTGAGATTGACATTGACCGAAGCCCAGATCGTATCCGTACCACCGCCGGCCGCTTCGTCGACGACCCGGTCGCCGATATTGTCGAAGACATAGCCATCGTCGCCTGCAGAGCCATGGATCGTATCGGCACCGGCGCCGGCGTCGATCCAGTCATTGCCCGATGTGCCGTAGAATGTGTCGGCTGCGGCCGAACCGACGATGGTCACGCGCTCGACTGACGTCAGCGAGACCTTCGAGTGGTAGCCGTCAGCGCCGAGGATATCGTAGACGACCGTGCTGCCGTTCACCGTTGCGGTCACGGATTGCGCAAGCGAGAAGTCGAGTGCTGCAGAGTCGTTGCCGTCTTCACCATCGAATATGGCTGACTGGCCGTGGTCGAATGCCCAGGGAAGCTCTCCTCCGCCCAAGCCCTGCTTGTAGACCAGCGTATCGTCGCCGGTGCCGCCGAAGATTGCGTTGCGCGATTGGTCGCTTGTGACGAGGAACTTGTCGTTGCCTTCTCTGCCCTCGAGCACGTTATTGCCCGCGAAGCCGTTGAGGATGTTATTGCCATCGCTTCCCGTGATGCGGTTGTCGAGTTCGTTGCCATAACCCGATGAGTCCCCCCTCCGCAGGTCGAGGTCCTCAATGTTCGCCCCGAGAGTATAGGTCAGGAGTGTTGTGTGAACGCTATCGTGAGAACCAAAGTTGCCGCCGAGTTCGATCACCTGATCGCCAACATCATCGACCGAATAGTCGTCCATCTCCGTTCCGCCAATCATTATGTCGGCGCCAGCGCCGCCATTTAAGAAGGCGCTTCCAAAGGAGCCACTGACGGAAATGTAATCATTGCCTGCACCCGTAATGATGTCGGCAAAAGTTGAACCGGTTACCTCAACGTGATCATCGCCATGGCCTCCATACACTTTGACAAAGTGGGCGGTCACATTCGCGTTCAGCGGTGAATTGGAAGTCACGCCGGAGGAATAGGCGGTCCACATTGTGGCATCGCCGGATAAGTATGGATCAAACGACGGCCCCGATCCGAGAGTAACGCCTAGCGACGTGTCGAAAGAACCGATCGACAGGGAGGATGTATTTGTTGATCCCCCGGTAAATGTTGTTCCGTTGATGAACTGGCCCAAATAAGCGCCATCATCGGTGTAACTAATTACAAGCGTTCCCATTAAAACCCCACAAAAAATCTGCGCACGCGGGATTTCTTCCACAGCCACAACCAGAAGTCAAAGTCTTAGTTAACGAATACCCAATACTGTTGCAACCCGGCAATATTTTAGATTATATAAATATTTCTATACTATGTGGCGCGCTATCTCACCTCTAAAAATGAAGGGCAACCAGCTTCCCGCGCTGCCGAAATACAGCAAGCCGGAGACAAGTCTTCCAATCTACCTACCGCAGCCCGGCCTCCGCAAGCGAAGACCTCAATATACTGTATCCACCCGGCGCCAGATGCAGTTTATCGACGACATAATTCGAGCATCCCTGCTTGGCAAAGCCGCATGTCAACGCATTCTCGTCAATCTTGACGAGCGTCACGCCGGACTTTCCAGCGAGCTCCCGTTCGATGCCCGCATTCGCTTCGAGGCGATCCTTGGCGCGGAAGGTGAAGCCCGATCCGCGCGGCAGGATGGGCACGACATAGATCTTGCTGTCGCTCCAACGGCTTCTCAGCTGATCGACGACAGCAGCGATGCCCTGCGAAACGCCGCAAGGGGCAAAAGAGCCGTCCCACAGGTTGTTGGTTCCGATGATAAGGACGATGTTTTTGGGCTGAATTGCCGGCGGCATTTCCTTCAGGCGCCAGAGGAGCTCCTGGATATGGTCGCCGAAGATGCCGAAGTTTCCGATGGTCGCGGCCCCGAAATCCCGATTGAGATCCGGCCCCCAGTTCTCCGCCAGCGAATCCCCGAAGATCGCCACATCGAGCGCGCCGGAGATTTTCTGCTGCTGCCGCGCCTTCATCAGCCGGACGGGAGACTGCTCGATGACTGGGGTTTGCGCCACAAGCGCCTGCACGGGATCACAGGCCGGGGCGGCATTCGCCTGCGGCGCAGCCAGGAGCAATAGTCCGGCGATCGCGCAAGGGAGCCACCGCATCACAAAGTCCGTCATTTCGAGCCTCTCTGCCAAAGCGTGACGGACGATCGGGATTCGCCGGCCACGCTTGTTGTTTTCCGCATGCCGTGAGCGCCAAACCACGGGCGCCCGTTTGCGCGACGCAGTTTAGCGTGGGGATTTTGCCCCGATTGTGATGGCGCCGATAAAAAGAACAATTCCGGCAAAAATACGAAGTGACTTTGAGACAGAAGCCCTATGAAAACAAAGAGATAGAGCTTCGGCCGGCCCGAGAAAAATGGAAACGCGCTAGAAAAGAAACCACAATAATACCGCCAGCAACAGCGCCGCAGCAATGAACTTGAGCACCGTGGCTGGAGACCGCGGAGGCTGCTGGCGCGCGGTGACATAGGGCTCGATGATATTCAGGAAGAAGATGTCCCGGTCTTCGGGCCGCGTGGAGACCAGCTGTTCGTATCGGGATATCGTGATGCCGCTGGCCTGGCCGCTGCCGCCATCGGCGTAGAGGATATCGAGCGTTCGCTCGCGCGCGTGGTACTTTACTTTCCGTACCTTCTTACACTCGAAGGAAGTCCAGGTCATTGTGGCGTCCAAATAGAATTATTCCCGATGTTAACGACTATTGCTCGCCTGCGGTATGCGACACTCAGGCAGGCACCATAGTTACCGATGACGCTTATCCTGACAAATTACCCATAATAGTTACTCCAGAGGAATTCTTTAGCTGTAATACTAACCCGCCATCCGTTTGTGGTATGTGACGATCGTTATATCTTTTGATGACAAGCCGGAGTAGGATGACAGGAAGATCAAGGTTCGTCTCCTGCCGACTTTGCAGCATCGGCAGGGTAAGTGAGAGCGGACACAGGAAAGCCGCTGGAACTTGCGGATTGCAACGACTGCAGAAAGCGCTGCTCAGGTGAGAAACTCACCTGCTTATGACACCAGATGAAACCACTGCATTACATCTTGATCCTGTTCGTTGCGCCGCCGCTCATTGCGCTTGCGGTGGGGATTTTCATAATCGTGTCGTCATTCCGCAATGAGCCGGCGGACCCGCGCCCGACAGGAACGATCGGCGTCAAAAAAGGCGGCAGGATCGGCGGCCCCCGCTATGTGCTTCCGCCGCCGCCATCAGACGGCAATTTTCAATAGGACTGCTGAAAGCCTGAGAGCCCCCGCTGTCAGCGCTGGTTCAGCGCGAGCCGGATCCTGCTGAAATTCTGCGCGTCCAGGTTGGCCTTCACATCGCATTGCTTCGTGCCGACGGCCACGGTCGCGATCTCGCCGACATTCCTGCTCAGCCAGATCGGTACCTCGCGGGAATAGGAGCGGCCTGGCAGCGCGCGCCAATTGGCATAGAAAATACCGATCTCCTCCCCGGCGCCATCGAGGAAACTTGCGACGATGCAGACCTGATCGTCATCATCAGGGTCTTCGTTTCGCAACGAGACGCGGGATATGACGGAATTGGCCTGCGGGTCCGTGCGGAATGAAAACGAGTAATATTGCGGCCGCTTCCAGTCCCATTTGCCCTCGACGAGTTTGCAATAGCCCTTCTCGAGATCGAGGCATTGCTGCGCCGGCTGAACGCGCCAGACATAGTTTACCCAGCCGTCCTCATTGGGAACCGGAGACCGGTCGCTGGTGAGAAGGCCTAGGGCAATGGAGAGCTGTTTGAGAGTCGGCATGCGAGATGCTGTCTAAATTTGCCGCGGCGCGCAAGGCATCCGCCTCGCGCTCCGGTCAAGATTTCCGCGCCAGCGGCGGCAGGGAAACGAAGGGGTTTTCGGAATCGTAGCTCATCTTCGGTCTGCTTCCCTTGCCGGCTTTACCGGTCTTCAGCAATCCCGGCGCAAGATGCCCGTCCGGGCCGAATAGATAAGCGCTTCCGGCGCAGAGATGGGCAAGCGCGCGATAGTCGAAATAGCGGAAGGTGCTGTCGGCGAGGAAGGCGGCCTCGTTATAGGCCTTGCCCTTGATGTCGGCAAAGCGGGTCTCGGTCATGAAGGCGTAGAGCGCCTTTTTGTCGAGCGCCGTCCCGCTGCAGAGAGTGGCGAGCGTATCGGCGAGCTTCACCACCCGCAATTTCTGCGCATCCGGATTGTCGAGCGGCTTCATCGCCTCGGCGACATAGTGGTTCGTTGCCGGATCGGCGGTCATGGATTTCTTCCAGAACGCCGGCATCTCCTCTGCTGCGGCCAAGCCTGCAGACACGATCATGAGACTTGCGGCCAACAGGCCGGATCTGAAACGACGAGCCAAGATATCCCCTCCGAGCACCCAGACTGGCTTCTATTCGCAACGCAACGGAAGTCAATTTCGGGCAGAAAAACTTTCTCGGCGACAAACATGCCGTCGCAGATAATGGCAACGGCGACGCCGGCTTCTCCCGAATGCCGTCCGCCGTCCCGCCGCATTCAGGAAAGCTGGTCGCGACGGCCGAGAATTGCCTTGAATGCCCCGAGGCGGCCGTCGGCGCCTTCGGCCGAGCGCGGATATGCATCGCGGATGTGGCGCGTATAATACCAGCCGGGCGAGCTCGCCGTGATCAGGTTTTCATACACGACCGGCGGGACATTGAAATAACGGCGATGTCCCTTGAGGCGGATCTCGATGTCGAGCACGCCGGTCGACGGGTCGTAGGCAACGGATTTCACGAGCTTTGACGAGAGTTCCATTGTGGCTCCTATGTTGCGTCGCACAAAGGAAACATTCCTGCCGATATAGTCAAGCATTTCTATGTCTTATCCTCAGCCAAGGCCGCTGCGCCTCCTCACATTTGCGTGCGCAAATGGCCGCTGCCTTGGCCGAAAAACAGGAAGCAAATGCGTTTCGGCGCCGGTAGATGCCCGGAAAATCTGGTAAGACTTCATCCCATAGCGGGAGTCAAAACGGAGGTGTCGATGACCGAAGACGGTTCTCTCCATACGTTCGCCATTGGCGATGTGCATGGCCGCGCCGACCTGCTCGGCGAGATGCTGACGGGTATCGCGGGCAAGGCGCGCCAGGAGGGAATCAGCCATCGGATCGTCTTCCTCGGCGATATCATGGACCGGGGGCCGGAGAGCCGCGCGGCGATGGATCTCGTCATCAGGACGTTGCGGGAGGTTCCCGGATCGAAACTGATCCGCGGCAACCACGACGCGATACCCCTTCGATTGCTTGGCGAGCCCGACCCGGCCACCCAGGTGAGCCTCGCCGCACACTGGATGGATCTCGGCGGCGGCGAGACGATGCTCTCCTACGGCCTCCCCATGGGAGCAGCCATCACCCCGGCCGAGATCCGGCGTAGGATGAACGAGGAGCACCTGGCCTGCCTGCGCGATGCGGAGCGCTATGTCGAACTCGACCGGCACATCCTCGTCCATGCCGGTCTCAAGCCCGGCATTCCCCTGAACGAGCAGGATTCTCATTCGCTGATGTGGATCCGCGGCGAGTTCCTCAACTCGCCGGAATCCTTCGGAAAAATGGTCGTCCACGGCCATACGATTACGGCAAGCGAACACGTCGAAATTTTCCCGAACCGGATCGCGATCGACACCGGCGCCTTCGCGACAAACACCCTGTCGGCCCTTCACATCAAGCCATCGGGAGATGTTGCCGTGCTGCAGGTGTCGGAGATTCATCCGGGCTCGTGCCGTTTTGGAGAGGGCAAGCCGGTGTACCTGACGCATGGCGATCCGGGTGCGGTGTATTAGAAGGAGGCGACTACGCGTCTCTGGCGGTGGCACGCGAGAGGAACTGCCGGTATCAAGTGGGGACGGACATGCCATCTGAACAGATGGAGCTGCTTCAAGGTCCTGTACGCCGTGACGCCGTGACGACGAGACGCGTTAACTCAGCGAGACAACCGTCGTCCGACATTAAGAGTTCGTGCGGCTTTTACCGAAGACCCTCATAGCAAAAGCTGCAATCGTATGCAGTACAACGGATGCAGCGGATGGCCGGCGAACTATCGGCGGCAGGCCAGCGTTCAGCCGCGAACGCGGTGTCAGATGAACGGTATCATGCATCGACCACCCGTCTGCCTCGCGAACTTTGATTAGGCCTAGCGCTTCTGCCTCTTTGACGACCTTATCCTCTGAGATGGCAATGCCAGAAAGTTCGCCCTTATTGGCGGCTGCCTTTTGCATCAGATCATCAACGCTGTGAAATTGCTGCTGTTCTTCGAACAGATGCTCAGTATCCATTTAACTCCGCCCCCGGAATATCAACCCAGAGGCAGCGGTATCAGGTTGTGATTTACACGTAAATCGTGCGGTGCAGCAGAGGTTGCAAAAGTCCGAAAAAGGTCAAACCGGCGAGTTGAGGCCGATCCCCCATCATCATCTGCTTCGTAACGAGGCTCAAGCACAGCAGTTGCAGCGACTTATCGGTTAAATCGCTGTGGCCGTGGAAACCAAGCTTTGCACGGCTAGCGCCTTTGCCGGCTTCGGCGAATGAGATTCACTAATATTGCGTAAAATCCGACCAAAGCCAAAGCAGTCGCAGAGCTACCAAAAATATCAGCAAAATACAGGCTTCCGAATATCGAGCTTCTGCTTCCAATTAACATCTCCAATAGAGCGCAACGTCCCGCGTTACAGCGCTCCGTCGGGCGAAAATAAATAAACAGGAAGTCAATTAAACCGAGGACAACAAGTATAAATAAGGTTTTCTTTGATATATCATTGATATCGAGATCCTTTATTAGAACTTTCTGGGGATTTGAACTTTGTATGTTGATAAAAATGAGCGATGAAACGAAGGCGACCGCAATGAGAAATTGATTCACGACGAGGACCAGACCGAAATTGCCCACAATCCACAGCTGAGACGCGAGCGGGACTAGTCCCACAAAAAACGCGAACGTTGATACCACTACTTTTGTGTTGACGCTCTGACGGGACAAAATTGCGGCGGCGAGCACGTATCCCGCCCACAAGGTCGCGATGATTGGAAGTGGGCCTATGGTCCAAGGTGCACTGGATAAAAACATGTTCCTATCCGCTCGGCGATGCTGCTCAATTCTTTGACTTGCCTTGGAAGAAAACTCAATTCGCAGCGCGTTGCTGGGTCCGCATGGGGTTGATTGCTGCTATAGTACTACCATCCCATCATCATCTCATGGGACTCCACATCGTAAATACGCAGTTCCGTCCGGCATCTGCCGGAAGCTTTGGGCTTGCGACACCCCTCACCTCAGATGACTCATTCACCGCGCAGACGCGCGGTGGCTGGATCTCTGTGACAAGCACAGAGATGAGGGTGGAGAGGGCCGCACGCCGGTGCTCTCGCCGATAGCATCCCCTCCTGCCTCATCCCCTCGCCTACAACTTGCACCCCTTCGACAACGCCGCGCTCTCCATCGCAGAAACCTTGCCCTTCGACACCGCGACCTCGCCTTCCTTATCCCCGCCGGCAACACTGCCGATCGGCACTCCCACCAGGAACACACCGAAGGCGTCGCCGTTGGCGGCGGAGATCTGCTGCTTCGACAGGTCGTCGAGCTTCTTCTTTTCGGTCGTGTGGAGCTGCGCAAGCTGCGGACAGCTGAGATTGGTATAGGCCTGCATCGGGATGTCGGCCTGGACGATGGCGTCAGGTCTTTTCGCGCAAGCGGTAAGCGCTGCGGCAAGAGCCGCGGCGAGGATGAGTTTTTTCATGATGTAACCCCAGTTGGCAGGCGTTCTCTAGCATTGCTGCGCGCCCCGCGCGAGTAATGCGCAAGAACAACCACAGAAGAATCTTGTATCAGGCCCTGACCCCGTCGGCCTTATCGGATAGCCCGTCCCACATGAGCGCCTCGCAAGCATGGCTTGTGCAGCTCCTCAAAAAGCAGTTAGCTGCGGGAATTGGCGACACCCGTTCCTGCGCGGCTGGAGGAGCCCTGATAGTCAGGGCAAATGGCTGGCGCTGAATGCGTCCGCCTTTCGAGGGAAAGCGCGTGCACTGGTCCAAACCTCTGAGGGTGCATCTCGGCGTGCTGGTCGTAGCATCGCTGCTCTGCACGTCGACGCCAATCATCTGGATGGCGTTCCGGCATGGAAGCGATGCCGCGGTGCAGGCCGGCGCCCGGCAGATGCGCGAGATGAGCCAGCTGCTGATCGAGGGATATCGCAATACGCTGCAGGGCGGGGTGGAAGCGGTGGCCTTCGCCTCCGCCCTGCCGCAGATCTCGACGCCGCCTCCGCAGGATATGAAGGCAAAACAGGAATTCTTCCGGGAAGTCCTGCACAACGTGCCTGATGCCACGAGCGTCTATGCCGGCTACCCCGACGGCTCCTATCTGCAGTTCATCAACACCGAAAGGCAGGATGTCAGGCGCATCCTCGCAGCGCCCGACGGCACGGCTTTTGCCATCCGCACGATCGCCAAAAGAGACAGCGCCGATCCCATATCGATGTTCGAGTTTCTCGACAGCAAGGCGAACCTGATCGAGAAACGCTCTGTTGAATATTCCTCCTTCGATCCGCGCCAGCGCCCCTGGTACCAGGCGGCCGTCCAGGATGGCATGCCGGTTTCCGTCGGCCCCTATATTACCAGCACGCTCAAGGTTCCGACGCTGACGATCGCCGCACCGATGAAGGACAATGCCCAGGTGATCGTCGGCATCAACATTCATCTGGAGACCGTCAGCCGTCTTCTCGATGCGCGCTCGATCTCGCCGCGCGCCCGCAGCTATATCGTCGATGCCGGCGGCGATCTTGTCGCCCATTCCGACCCCGATATCATGAACAGGATCATCGACATCTGGTCGAGACGTGCCGGTGCCATGGAGGCGACGGCCAACGGCTTCGACACGAGCCTTCAAACCGTGAACGGGCTCAGGCAGGATCCGGCCTTCGCCAATGGCGGGCTTGCCCGTATCTCGCTCGATGGCGAGACCCATCTCGTGCAGGTCGCCCCTGTTAGCGTCGACGGCCTGTTCAAGGGAAGTGCGGCGGCCATCATCGTGCCAATGGAGGATCTGGTGGCGGAAGCCAACCGGCTGCTCGTGCGCAACCTGCTGGTTGCGAGCGGCTTCCTGGTCGCAGGCGTCGTCGCGTCGGTGACGCTGTCGCGCATGGTCAGCCGCTCTCTCAATCGGCTTGCGGATGAGGCTCGCCGCATCGGCGACCTCGACTTCGGCGGCAAGCCCGTGACGCATTCCTGGATCACCGAGATCAATACGCTGGGGACCGCGCTTGCGGCCAGCCGGCACGCCATCAGCCAGTTTGCCCTCTATGTGCCGCGCGAAGTCGTAAGGCGCATCGTTAATCCCGAGGGAAGAACGGTCTTCAGGGGCATACGGCAGGATGTGACCGTGCTCTTCACCGATATCAGGGATTTCACCAGCATATCAGAGCAGCATTCGCCCGAAGAAGTGGTCGATACGCTGTCAGCCTATTTCGAACTCCTGAACACAACAGCCGAACGCCATGGCGGCACCGTCGTGCAATATCTCGGCGACTCCATCTTCGTCATGTGGAATGCCCCCGTCGAGGATGCTGATCATGCCGAGCACGGCTGCCGCTGCGCGCTCGCGATGAAAGGGGCGGTCGACGAACTGAACGCGGAAAACAGGCAGAATGGCCGCCCCGAACTCGTCACCCGCTTCGGCCTCCACACCGGCCCCGCCGTCGTCGGCAGCTTCGGCGCGATTTCGCGCCAGCAGTACACGGCCATGGGCGACACGATCAACGTCGCCTCGCGGCTGGAGGGATTGAACAAGGATTACGACACCTCGATCCTCGTCAGCGCCGCCATCCGCGAGGCGGTCGGCGACTGTTTCGAAATGCGTTCGCTGGGTCTGGTGCAGCTCAAGGGGCGTGCTGAGAAGGTGGATCTATGGGAGCTGGTTGGGGAGAGCAATTCAAGCCAAAGCGCATAG